CCTCGGCTTTGAGCATCTTGAGAGCCTCAGAAAGTTGGACGTCAACTTTCAACTCAGCAGATTGATCAGCCATGATCGGCAGTATAGGCAATGCGCCTGTGCGCAAATCTTCAACGCCTATACCCCAAGAAAAGGAACCGACGTCTATCCTCTGGGCGACTTGCTCTAGATCGTCACCTACGGTTTTGGCCAATACCTTAAAACCGCTTACGCCATATTCCTTGAAAATAGTAGCTAAAACATGTTCTCGTTCTAACCAGAATTTCACGCCGGGAGCAGCAAATGGTGAATCGTGGCCTTGATTGGCACGAGCGATTTCAGCCATCATTTGCTCTGAGATATCTAGCCCCTTCTCGCGCTCGCTCGTAAACATTGCGCTTAGTGGGCGGAAGATAGTACCTAACCCATAGATACCGGTCGCTACGTGATAGTTCTCTTGCAGGAAAACTTTAATTAGTTCTCCCTTCACAACGTGCCACATCTGCTTGGTTTTATTAATCTCAAGTCCAAACCGAGCAGCCGCCTCTTCGATACCTGCATAAGTATCTTCGGCTGTCTCCTTTATCATAGAGATAGGGAACGCCATGAGCGTATCATCCCCTGCTTGCGGCGCGATTACCGGCTCGTAGCCTAGGAGTCTTGGGATGCACAGGTGGATAACGACCTCGCCATACAAAGAGCCACCGACATGTGTGAACTTCGCTCCTGAGATTAGACCGTTAGTGGTTGAGAATATAATAAACGGTTTCTTAACAGGTGTATGCGGAGCTACCTTATCTGCTTCAGCAAACTCTTCAGTCCAAATCCTTGCCATATACTCATCAAAAATGATATGTTTGAAGGTTAGTATCTGAATAGCCCTATCAAACCACTCATGATACTCAGCTCTATAAAATGGACGTACGGCATAATACAAAGTTGTTGCTAGTATCGCGCCTTTGACCGTCGCATCATACTGTGAACTGTCTGCTGGTAACAAATCATATCCTTTCGGAACAATCCTACCCAATAGATCCGAGATCATTTTCACCCGGGTTGGTTTGTCCTGCAGGCTAGGCATGAAGTCGATCTTGAGTCTCTGAATCTCTTTCAGAAAAGGTGAAGCGATCATTGCCTCTATCATGCCCTCTATGGCCGAGTTCGGATATACGGAACGGGTTTTCCCAGGCTTCGAGATTAATTTCCCGTCTTCGTACTTCCATCCATGTTTCTGTATACGCGCTAACAGAGTAACTATTGACTGCAAATCTCCAGTACTGAACACTGAGTGATCAAGAATATAAGCAATAGCATCGATAACCCTATACTCGTAAGTGAGTCCAGAGTGCTTATCCACAACTTTGGTACCGACGAAGCTTCTTGTGTCGATGCCTCTCTCAATCAACAGTCTTGTCGCTATCTCCTTAGTCAGAGGAGAGTTAGCTGACGCATAGACCGGAAAACCTATCATCCCATCAGTATCCTGGTCGTACCGTACTTTCGTTGCCCCATCTGGCGATAAAGAACCAAGCTTCATACCCCCAGCGATCAAGTGGTCCCTCACTTGCAAAGCGGATTGTACGACTAAAGCCGACGCTTCCGTGTCAGTATAATCGATAGGGTTTTCCGCTTTACTGATAAACTTGAGCGCAGACTTATGAACTTCTCCAGCCTTGTTATTGTCAAAGCCGCCTCCGGTCAATGCCTGGTCGCCTTCTATCAGCCACATTGCGTATTCTTTTGATTCTTTATCAGCAGGCTCCAAAGACTTATGCAACGCTAATAAATCATCTCTATACTGTTCTATCTTCCTTTCGCGTTTTTCAAGTCTCTTCCTCATCGCATCATCAGGTACTGCCAGGTTTTCAATCCTACCACGAAATTTTAAACCTGTCATTGGACGAGGTCCGAATAGTTTGATGCCTGCCCCGATAACTGGAGTGTTGCCCAGAGGATTGTCGGTAAACTCGACATCGGTACGGTAGTACATCTCAGTCATCCTACGGTAGAGTCCGGTATCCGCAGAAAGCTGACGCTCAACCCTCTTTTGGGCGACATCCTTACGAAGGAGATCGACTCTAGGGATGAGTGACCCTTTTGAATCCAGAACAAAGTATTCCCTGATGGCTTCACCAGAGAATTTAACATTCAACCCATCCATGGTTATATCCCTCCTGTTTTAGGCTATTGTGCTCATTACCCGTATGAGTCACGCCATAACCAAATGGTTATATCGTCTTTCCGATCGTCAG